AGAGCGTCCCCTGTCTTCATAAAAGCGTACACGTTTCTAATCTTTGAAGGCGACAGAGGCTGTCCCTTACACCAGAACTCCCAATCCATCAAAGCTTCGTAAGCCTTAGTTGGAATGCTGGGGTGACCATTGCGGCTGTATACCCATCCCTCTTTTCTTAGATTAGTGGCATGGTAAGAGGCGATCCGATTAGTCCGTGCCATCAAGCACCACTCTCCCTCGCCCAAAGGAATGTCTTGTAAACTTTGATGGTATCTAACATCTCCCTCTTGTTTCTTGGGATACCAAAGCTTGGGGGCTCTGCCGTCTATCCTGTTGACAATGTTCTGTGCTTGACCCCACACGGAACCCGGAACACGGTACGACTGATTAAGAACCGTCTTCTTTTCTGTCGCGCTCAAGAACGCTTTAACATCGGCACCTTGAAAACTCATGATGGCTTGGTCATCATCACCCGTGAACACTTGTATGCGGGGGTTTCTCCTCAGAACATTGACCATGGACCACTGAAGGGTAGATAGATCCTGTGCTTCATCCACAAACAAAGCGTCAATGTTAGGGCATATGTCCGCGACTACAAACTCTTCTATCATGTCCGTGAAATCAATTTTGTTGTAACTCTTTTTATAGTCGTGGTAAGCCTTCACGAGTCTGTGCAGTTCAGCAAAGTGTAAACCGTGGTCTCCCGTCACGCGATACATCTCTTCAAGCGTCATCTTTTTGCTTCGAGCCAGATGATACATATTCATGTAGTGATCACCCTTGGATATGCCCAAGCTGTCAAAGTCTGTTTCGATGTTTTTGTTCTTGGTCCCAAAAGGGATACCCACGGCATTCCCTATAATCTTGAGATCCTTTGGAGACATAACGTCATCTGTAGTGTACCCCCCAGCCTTGTATGCCATGGAGTGTAGCGTTTGAAAGTAAGGAAGATCTCTCTCGTCAATGTTCCAATCCTTGACCACACGGTCACGGCTCTCTCCCGCAGCTTTACGTGTAAAAGACACACAGGCTATACGATCTGGGTCGATGCCTTCTTGGATACAATCACGTATCCGATTGGAGTTCGTCTGTGTCTTCCCCGTTCCCGGGGGTCCTAGTATCGTTTCGCTTTCCATTTACTACTCTCTTACAGGCCAGACATAGTTCGTCATCACCTCCCCAAAAGGTTCTGGTGACGCTTCCGCACCATGGGCAATCTATCCAACGATCATTCAACCTCTACTCCCCATCTAAACTTCAATTGTCCATAAATGGGTTGCCAATCTCTTTCTCGACCTTTTCTGTCCCAACTACCTTTGTCGGTTTCTCCAACAATCTTCCACCCAGCTCCTCTTAGACTAGATCCGCTCTCTGTCTGTAAGGTGTAAGTCACCATCCGTTTGCCGCCCATCTGCTGCCATATCCTCCAGCACCTACCGTACAGGAAAGAACAAGTGTTCTTAGGACTCTCTTCTCTTGCACAAACTCTAGTGATCTCCGCTGTATACCCGTCATCCAACAACCTCGCCACTGGACGACCAACTATCGCAATCCCTACCATCTCCTCTCCGGTGGTTGCTCCGATAGCAAACTTACCGCCGTCCCTCGCGGTTCTCTTACTATGACGGTGATATTGTTCTACAAAATTATTAGCCTCTCGTAACGTTATCGGTATGGGTTGGAGTTTCATTAAAAAGGTGGATCCTCTACTTCAAACGTAACCTCCGGAAGGTCTACCTCACCTCTATTCATCTCTGGCACAAACCATACCCGGACTGACTTCCATTTATCTTGATTGTCCTTAAATCGATATGTCTTATCTGCCTCAATGCCGTCATTCATTTCTTTAAGGCGTTCTGTTATTTGACCACGGGTGTAGTGCGTAAAGCCGTTACGCTTTAGAAACTCCTGCAGCGCACTAAGTTTGAAATATGTAAGACCTTCTTCTGTCCATGGTTTGCCTGTCAGCAACTCCTCTGGACTATGTGCCGCAATACGTGACGTGCAGAAAACCTCTACGAGTTCTATAAACAAACCCTTATGAGTTAATTCGTCTGGAACTGAGATACGTGTCGCATCATTGAGCAACGTGTCTATCAGGTCCCGCCAATCGCCGTCCTTCATCTTGGCTGGCATCTTGTACATCTGTTCCATGCAAGCACGTTGAAACTCTACCTGCATCTGTAATTGTTTGGTGGACAGTTCCAATCTTGCCCCGTCCACGTTGATAAACCAAACAGGGGGCTCTGACTCCACAACTGTCAGTCCCCCTACCACAGGGTGAGAGTTGTGAAACCCTATGCCAAACTTCCGACTGCGACACAGTGACTTGTTGCAATGACTCTGCAACGGTTCCTGTTTGCACGTGAACGCATAGTCCTTTTTCTCAAGCTGTTCCTGTATCGCTACAATCTCTCTGGCGGGTAAGGGTGGGTTGCAGTAATCCCTGTTGTGCTTCTCAAGTCGTTCTTTCCAATCGTTGGGCGAACATTTCCTGTAGTAGATACCTATGTTTAGAAGTGTGGTGTTACGCCCACCCTCTGGTATCCCGAACTCTGTCAGTTGCTGACAACAAGGGGGGCCATCTGGAAGCACACTGCTTTTAGAGCCAAGCTGTATGGCCGCTAAATCCTTACCTGATATGCGAAGCTTCTCTGCCAGTTTCAAAAAATCGTCCAGAGACAAACTGTCGCCGTCTTTAGTCAAGGCATATCGCGTTGTGTGTTTGGCGTTCTGATACGGTAGGTTTATAAAGTTTCCTATGTCTCCTCTGTCCGCTCGAACCTCTTCTTGCTTTGGAAAGATTTCGCAGTTACCCCAGCCAAGGACAGACGCGAACTCTGCCAGCCTGTCCCGCACTTCTGCGGCTGCGATCTTCTCTGATAAAAACAAGAACAAATGAGCGCCACCCGACTTTGAGCGGCACATGACCAGAGGGAGTTTAAATCTCTTGACCTTCTCCAGCAAAGCCGGGAGGTCCAAGTTGTAATCGTCAATGTCCAAGGCACCAAACGAACACTTGCTTTGTTCATCGATGGGTATGGACCCGACACCAAGCTTCCCGTCCAAGTGACTTTGAACGAGTTCCACGGTCAACGGTTCATGGACGATTTGATACTTAGCCTGTGTCTTGCCATGCCTAGCACGGTCCAAGACAGCAGTCTGTCCATGGGCCTTTCCGTAGCCTTCAAACAATTGAAGGAATCTTTCTGATGCGCTCCCCATTGGAAAAGAGGCCCCCCCGTGTGCAGACGAGGGGGCCGCAGTCCTTCCTAGAACGGCACTTCTTCAGAGGACTGATCTTCCACCATCATATCAGCGGGTGGAGGTGCGAGTTGCACCAGACCATCCCTAATGTTGGTGTGAAGTTCCTTACACTCGCGGTAGGCGTCCATACTTGAGACAGGTGCATTAAATCCTATTGACCAAGAGTACCAACTGCCCTTGTCATTGCCGTCTTCGATGGACTTCAACTGGTAGGTGTTTGCAAAAGACGGAAGGGTGCTTCCGTTATGCTTCTGCATGGCGATCAGCGTGATCCATTTACGAGACACTTTTAACTGTGTCTTCTTCATGTCCACGATGGCACTTTCCAAGGTGCCGTCCTCATGGACAATCTTCACATAGTGCTGTGCCGTGCGGACTAGCTCATTGCCATTGGGCAATACTTCCATACCGGAATCCTTGTCACGCACCGCCTGTTGCACTTCGGCGCTGTTGGGGTTCAACTCTCCGACAAACCCACCGCCAGCGGATCGTGGCACAAATTCCAAAAGCTTCTGGATGAAATGAACAGGCAGAACTGTCACGCCCTTGTCTGCTTGCCACACCTTGTTCGTCACGGTGTTGAAGATATCACCTTGTGACGCACCTTCGATGAAAGCTGGGTCAGACTTTTTGAGTTGTGGGCTCAACGCTTGTATCAAGCGTAGGAAGGGTATCTGCATATCATCTGTAGATACATCCTCAAGTCCCATACCCGCATCTTCCTCAAATGCGGCGGCGAGTTCTGCTGGTAGTTTTGCGTTTCCGTTTGATTTAGCCATGTCATGCTCCTTTAATCTTCGCTATTGTTCCAACGTGTGCATTAAAAATATCAAGATCTATTTCTTGGTTCGCTTCTACTCGTTCACGAATCAACTTTTTAAGGGTCATGGGTTCCACCCACGTCTTTGAAGAGGTCTCATACCCCTTGTTCTCAAGATCAGCCGCCAAATCTTTTGCGACATTGTCTTGGGTTACTCCAAACGACACACTCACGTCATTCTTAATGAAGTCCCCCGCGCCAATCTCACGCAGATGGTTTAACGCCCAATTTCTCTCAAGAGGATCTTTCGGCATCGTGCCAGACACAAATGTTTGTAACGATACCTTGTTGCCATCGACCTCAACCTTGTCCAATCCCATTTCGGCCATCTTGCCCGGAATAAGATCATGTAGGTATCGATCACGACTTTTCTTCAAAGACTTCACCGACTCCTCTGCCTTTGATATTGCTGACGTTACATCTGACAAGATCCGTATCATCTCACTCAATTCAGATCCCGCCTCAGTTGTCAGCGCATCAAACTTGGAAGCATCGGCTTCGATTTCATCCCAAACTTCTTCTTTACTCATCAACGTATCTCCTCGTCAGGGTTCAAGTTCTCTATGCCACCGCCGCGCAGATTTACCCTCACGGGATAATAGGATCTCTCCATCTTGTCCCACTTGAGTAAGTTCACACGACCATGGTTAGCGGATGCAGCAAGTGCGAAAGCAATGCCGATAATCGCAGGGTCACCCATTGCCAACAGCCAATCGTCATCACCAAACTTCTGGAGCTTGCGTCGAAGCTGCGACACAATGCGGCCAGGGTTTAGATGCACTTGATCAAAAGGTGAGGCGAGAGGCTCGAGGTCCCCATACTTCGTTGCCGATACGATATCGACACGGGGATTTTCTTGGGTGACATATACGCTCATTCTGCTTTCTCACTTTCTACGCGACCTTCCTACCACACAAAAAAACATTTGCCAATGGTAAAATTTATAGTTATTTTCCACGAATGATGGAAATGTCTTATGAATATAAAACGAAACCTTATAAACATCAGGATGACGTTTTAAAAACTTCGTGGCCGCAAACGAATTGGGCTTACCTTATGGAGATGGGTACAGGCAAGTCAAAAGTTTGTATCGACAACGCGGCCCTTCTATTTCAGACGGGTAAGATCGACACCTTTGTAGTGGTGGCGCCGAAAGGTGTGTACCGCAACTGGGCGAATCTTGAGATCCCCGCACACATGCCTGACCGAATATCGCGGAAGGTTGTTACGTGGAAAGCCGGGGCTAACAAATCGGAACGTGTCTCTTTAGAAGACCTCCTAGACGCCTCAGATGATCTGAGAGTGCTGGTCATGAATGTAGAGGCTCTCTCAACGCCCAAAGGTAGGAAGTACCTCACTGCCCTTCTAAAGTCGTCACAGGCCCTACTCGCAGTAGACGAGTCCACCGCGATCAAGTCGCCCAAGGCGAGTCGAACCAAGGCACTTATTAAAGTGGGTGAGTTCGCAAAGTATCGACGCATCCTGACAGGGTTCCCCGTCACGCAATCGCCTATGGACTTGTGGGCGCAGTGTAGGTTTCTGGATAAGACCTTGCTTGGAGAGTGCGGCGACAACTTCTTTCAGTTCCAATATCGCTATGCCGTGATGAAACGACAGCATGTTGGATCACATTCTTTTAATCGAGTTGTGGGATACCGCAACTTGGAACAGCTCAGTTCAATCTTAAAAGGTTTTTCTAGTCGAATCACAAAAGACGAGTGTCTGGATCTACCGTCAAAGATCTATACGCAACGCAACATCGTTCTGACCGACGATCAAAAGCGCATTTACACTGAACTTAAAGAGTTTGCCCTTGCACATATAGATGATCATGACTTCATGACCGCGAACAACGTCATGACCCAGCTACTAAGAATGCAACAGGTTCTGTCTGGTCATGTTAAATCGGACAGTGGTGAGTTTATTGAGATCAAAGATAACAGACTCAACGAACTACTCGACTGCCTTGAAGAGATCGAAGGCAAGGCAATCATCTGGTCACGGTTCAGGTATGACGTGAAGCGTATTACTGAAGCACTGACCAAGGAACACGGACCAGGGTCCACGGTATCTTACTTTGGCGACACCACAGACGATGAGCGTAGTGACGCGATTGAGCGATTCCAAAACGGAGACGCACGATTCTTTGTGGGTAATCCACAGACGGGTGGATACGGTATCACGCTAACTGCTGCGACTAACGTTGTGTACTTCGCAAACAGTTTTGATTTAGCCGTGCGGATGCAGTCAGAAGACAGAGCGCATCGAATTGGTCAGACAGACCACGTTACTTACATAGATTTTATTTCGGAAGGGACGATTGACGAACAGATTGTCAAGGCTCTTCGGAGCAAGATGGATATCGCCAGCATGGTGCTTGGCGAAGATCTTAGACAATGGCTTACATAGGAGAAAGAAGATGGAGTTTTTTATGAGTGCAGCGGTTTTGATGGGGAGCTTGTTTGTATCTGAGAACAAAGAGTTCTTTGATCAAGCCATCAAGGAAATGAAACAAGGCGCCAAGTGGCACTACGTTGGGGTGCAACCCTTAGATCCTACCGCCAAGTCTATCCCGGGTCAGATCTGTGAGATTGAAACGGGTAAGTGTGGCGAACCTTACATTGTGTGGAAACTCAAGATGCCGGCAAAAGCTGATGACTAGTTTTGGTCAGAGGTTGAGCGTTGCCATGAAAAACGCTCAAAAAAGTCAAAGCGACATTGCTCGTGATTTATCTTTAGCACAACCTTCGGTTCATGCTTGGGTAAAAGATAAGAACTTTCCTACCATTAAAAATGTCTTAGTTCTTTCATCTTACCTCAACGTTAGCGTGAACTGGCTCTTAGTTGGAGAAGACTTTGAAGCCTGATAAGTCTTACCGACTGGGTGCAGAACGTCTCGTCTCAACGTTCAGAGGCGAGATGATGACCTTGGGGTTCAATGATAATGAGATCATTGAAGCAGTCATAATGACATGTGACCCCGACTACCTAGATACTTTCAACGAAACCAGACAACAACTTAACCATCTAAAGGAGATAATAGATGCCTGATACCAAAAGATACAAAAGCGTTGCCGTGCCTATTCCGGCATGGGAAAAACTCATGACCCTCGCAGAACAGAACCAGCGATCTCCCGCGCAGCAGATTGCTTTTTTAGTGGAAGTGGCTCAAAATGCACCCACGGACGCTGAACTTCGGCTAACTTATGGTGGGAGTTCAAGCGCATGAAGGTTCTAGATGATTTTTACAAAGAAGTGAGGGAATTAGCTGATAAGAACACTGACGTAACTACGGAGATGAAATCAGTAGTTCTCTTCAGGGCCGCGTTTGAAGCAGGAGCAGCGGAAATGGGAATTGAAAAAACCCTGTACATTGTCTCCAAGCTCATGACTACCACGTTGGGAATAATGGCAGGCGAACAAGGTTCTTCCTTTGAAGAAGTGTTAGAGGATCTGGACACTTCTGACATGTCTGAACATTAATAGTATGAGATGCTTGAGCAAAGAGAACACTGGTCCGTAATCTTATCAGACATAAGGCGGGAGTCCGGTCTTACACGGACCCAACTCTCTGCCTTGTCTGGTGTGGGCTCAAGCACCATAGAAAACTATGAGCGTTGCAAGATCCTCGAGCCTTCTATTTACAAGATCGAAAGTCTATTATGTGCTATGGGGTACGAGTTGGACGCGATCAAACGAGAAGATAAGTCATGAAGTACGCTCTGGTAGTCATCATCCACTTAATGGATCTCCCTCACCCCATATCCCTTCAAGTGGGGACAGAAAGCGAGGGGCCTTTCTCATTTGACTCTGTGAGTAAGTGCCAAGAACACGTTTCCGAAAACCTAATGTCTTTGCAAATCTGGACCACCACCGTGGTGCCAAGAAACACCGTCATAGAAAAGGCTCAATTCTTTTGTTTCCCACAGAAGGACATCATCCCTGCCCCCGACGTTTCTTCAGACACCCCCTCCACGGAGACTTAGGACCCAGATTCTTTCGTATGTTTAACGGATAGGGACGCCGCTTTCTCTTAGTGCGTGTCCTGTTCTCGTAAGTGTTCGCCGCCTTTTTCATTGTCCGTCTTTCTTCGCATAGAATATATGTTGACCAATCTGGGACTTCCGCTCAAGGACCATGGACCAATCAGGCCTGACCCAATCTGCATGGTAGTGAGTAGCATCCTCGAGTCCGGTTATCTTTATCTCCTTCATCAGAAGATTGAAAGCGATACCTTTGGCAATGCGCCACGATTCCTCGTCCGTTGGACGTTCAGGCCTACCATCACACCAATATGTAAACTGACACTGATACTTTATAGGATTGCCGCGCCAGTAACGGCCCTGATGCACAACCCCACACACCGTGTCTGGGTAGTCTGGATGGTCCACCCGGTTCTGTATGACCACGCCCACCGCTACCATGCCCACGATTCCCTGATCACGGGCCTCAAAATACAACGCTTCCGCTAAACATTTCTGTTCGTTTGCACTCGCTACACTCGCACAGATCGATAACAAGATTGCCCCCAATAGACTTCTCATCGGTATGTCTCCCTTATTGCTTCTCCG